CAGACGTGCAGCACTGGAACAGCGGCAACACCGACAGCCGCAACCGGGCGCTGTTTACTGCAACGCAACGGCTAGACCGTGAGCGGTTCCTAGGCGCACGAGCGACTGATACCCAAGCACTGCAGTGGCCACGCACTGGCGTGCGCAAGCCTGACACCTATATCAATACCTACGCTGTAGGGTTTCCGTTCCGCATCACGACGGATTATTTCACCGACACCGAGATCCCAACGCAGATCAAGTATGCGCAGGCGTTGCTGGCGGTCTATCTGCACAACAACACCAGCGGTCTTGACCTGAGCGGCCTTGAGGATTACAAAAACGTTAAGATCGGCAGCCTTGACGTGACGCCTAACCTTGGCTATGGCGCTGTTGGCGCCGACCGCGTGCCGCCGTTGATGGAAAGATACCTGACTGGGCTTAGAATCAGTGGACCAGGCAACTTCTCAATTCGCCGGAGCTGATCATGGGTTACAAGTACCCCGGTGCTGAATACATCAGCGACACTGTTGCTCACACTGGCCGCTTTGGCAAGATTGTATCGCTTGAGGCCAGCACTGTGATTAGCAGCCTGACCGCACTGGACTACACCGGCAATGCGCTGACCTCAGTGGTGCTGGACCCTAGCTGCGAGCTGGAAGGTGTGTTTACCAGCATCACACTGGCAAGTGGTTCCGTCGTCGCTTATCGCCTCTGATGGCGCTTGCTGATTCGCTGCGATCAGTTGCCAGCAAAGTGATGGCAAGGTTTGGCGGCGATGTGACGATTCGCATCGTGACGCCTGGGGCCTACAACACCACTACTGGCGCCATCACCGAGTCAGTTTCTGACACCGGCATCAAGGGCGTGCTTGAGGATGTCAGCGTGCGCGAGGTCAACGAACTGGTACAGGCAGGCGATAAACGGTTGATCGTGGCTGCGTTGGACCTAAATGGCACAGTGCCTGACACGGTTGACCGTGTGGTGATCAACAGCATCAGCCATCAAATCATTCGCGTTGACACGATCGAACAGGACAACACAGCGATCACCTATGAGCTTATTCTGAGAGCATGAGCAACCTGCCCATCCGCGACATCGGCAATTACATGGGCAACCAGCTTGAGACGCTGCTGCGCGTGACGGTGCTGGAGACAGACGCAAGGCTTAAGCAACAAAGCCCAGTGGATACCGGCCGATTCCGCGTTAGCTGGCAGATTGGTCAGAATGCAGCCGATAGCGCTTCGGCATCTAAGGGTAGCTACGGCGCTGGCATCACGCCACCTAAAGGCAGCAACTACCAGCCAGGGCAGGAGAAACTTGGCAACTATTACAGCGTTCACAACAACCTGCCCTATGCCGAACCGCTGGCGCAAGGTCACAGCCCGCAGGCGCCGGCAGGATGGGTAGACCGCACAGCCCGTGAGATGCAGAACTTTGTCAATACGAACTGGGAGCGCATCAGGAGGCAAGGCTAATGGCTGCTGCAAACCTCAACACCATCCGCGCCACTATCGAGGCACGATTAACGGCTGAGCTGACCAGCCTCACGACGACATACACTCAAACCGGCACTGTCGTTACGATCAACGCCACTGCGCACGGTTACTACGTCGGCCAGTCGTTGACGTTGGACTACACATCTGGCGGCGGCGTTGATGGCACGTTTGCTGTAGTCACCACAGCAACCAACTCTTTTACCGTGACTGCTGCCAGTGCGTTGACAACCAGTGGCAATGTCACAGTGGTTAGCTCGCTGGGCAGCACCTTGCCCGTTGTCTTCCACAACCAACCCTATGTGTCGACGCCCAACAGCTCATGGGTGCAGTGCCTTGTCAGCTTTGGCGCTAATGAGTACTTAACCCTTGGTGGCACTACCGGCAGCAGCAACAGCATTATCGGCGTCGCAGCCATCAACATCTTCACGCCGCTTGGTGTCGGACCTGGCGCTAACTTGACGATCGGCAAGCGAGTCAGAGACCTTTACAATAGGGTCATAGTCAGCGGTGTTCATTTTGACCCGCCGATTGGACCCGAGGTAGTGGCCGCGCCAGCACCGGAGGGTTTCTTCCAAACACAGGTCAGAATGACCTTTGAAACCTTCGAGGATCTCTAGCCATGGCTTTTTACCGAGGGCAGCAAGGCAGCGTCAAGTTTGACGATGGCGGCGCTACCGGCGTCACCATTGCCAGCACCCGCTCATGGTCTCTGACCGTTGAGAAAGAGTCGTTGGATACCACCGCGCTAGGTGCCACTTATCGCGCTAATGTCGGCGGCCTGATCAGCGGCAGCGGCACCGTCGAGGTGCTTTACACGGCCAGCAGCGCTGATGAGACGAATGCTTTTATCGAGCATGTCAATACGGCCACCGATGAAGGTACAGCCCTGTTTGAGCTGTTCCTCGACGCCGGCGTTGGCGCCAAAAAAATCAGCTTTGATGGTGTCATCACATCAGCTGAATACTCGGCTACCGTTGGCGAAATCGAAGTGATCACGGTCAACTTCGTTACCAACGGCGCCATTACCCTGGACATCTGATCATGGCTTTTTATCGCGGGCAACAAGGCACTGTCTTTTTTGACAAGGCTGGTAGCGGCGGCCTGTCTGAGATCGCTGCGGTCCGGTCTTGGACCATGACCATTGAGAAGGAATCGCTCGACGTGACCGATCATGGCGACACCTACCGTGCCAACGTGGGTGGCTTGATCAGTGGTTCGGGCACCATTGAGCTGATGTACGACGCCCCAGGATCTGGCGACAAGCTGGACCTGATCAAGGACGTCAATCAAGCCACCGATGAAGCTGATGCAGCATTTGAGCTGTACCTAGACGAAACCGGCGGCAAAAAGATCACCGGCACGCTGGTGGTGACAAACTCGGAATACTCCGCTACGGTGGGCGAGATCGAGATCATCACGATTAACTTCGTGACATCTGGCACGCTTACTCTGAGCATCTAATGCCCGCCACACAACGCCCGGTCGATTTACTCGCCGGTGCATTTGACCTCAACCAGCGCCGTAAGTTCAGCATCAAGAACGATGCTGGTGATACGGTGCTGGACCTTTACTTTAAGCCGATCACCCGCGCAGACCGCAAGCGGGCTAGCAGCTTGGCCGGTTCCGATGAAGCACTGGAAATCAGCACCTACATGCTGTGCCAGATTGCTGAGCTGGAGGACGGCACCAAGGCATTTGCGCCGGCTGATGCAGCCAAACTGCAACGTGAGCTGCCCGAGCGCGTCCTGAACGAACTGGAGCTGTTCCTGTTCGGCCTTGGCGATGATGCCGGCCTAGAGGAAGCAAAAAAAGACTAGGCCAGGACAGTTGGCTCTTTTTTGAGTTCTTCCTGGCCACTGAGCTTGGCATGACGGTCAGCCGGTTACGGACTGAGCTGACCGATGCCGAGTTCATCCATTTTGCAGCGTTCTACGAGATCAAAGGCGAACGCGAAAAAGAAGCAATGGACAAGGCTCGCCGCCGGTAAACTGGTGCTATGGCAGTCTCCAACGTTGAGCTAAGGGTTGACGCACGCAATGCGATTAGCGCATTGCAGCAGGTTAATCGTGCATCAACTCAGGCTAATGCTGGTATAGATCGGCTTAAGCAATCATCAGATGCGCTGACAAGTGCTTTTGCTGGGTTGGCTGCTGGAGCAGCAGCTTTCAATGCGCAGCGTATCGCCACTGCGTTTATTACCGCCGCTAACGCTGCCGATGGTGTCGAACGACGCATCAAGCTAGTTAGCCAAGGATTTGACGATTACAGGCTTGTTCTGCAAGTGGCAGAGGGTGCTGCTAAACGGTTTGGCCTATCGCAGATTCAGGCATCAACGGCTATCGCAGACGTTTACACAAGGCTGCGCCCGGTAGGGTTTCAGCTAAACGAAATCAACGCGATTTATGAAGGTTTCAATACGGCAGTGAAGCTAAGCGGCGTCAGCGCTGAAGCCGCAAATGCTGCATTCTTGCAGCTGTCGCAGGGTCTTGGTAGTGGTACTTTACAGGGTGATGAGCTGAGATCAGTTCTTGAGCAGATGCCTGCTATTGCTCAGGCAATTGCCAAGGAAATGGATGTTAATGTTGGCAGCATTAAAAAGTTCGGATCAGAAGGCAAGATTACTGCTGAGGTTATTGTTAGGGCACTTGACCGCGTTCGCACTGAAGGCGCCGGCAAGCTAGCGCAAGCATTAGACACACCGCAGCAAAGAATCATTGATCTTCAGAATGCTTTTGAAGATTTAAAGGTTGAGGTAGGTGGCGCGGTGGCGCCGATTGTGATTGCCTCAATCAAAGAAATTACAAAGGCACTTCAAGAAGCCACCAAGTTCACGGTGGACCTTAAAGCTGGTTTCATGGTGATGGGTGATGCCTTTGGTGGCATCAACCTAGGCATCGGATCAATGAACGAGGGGTTGCTAGGTACGATTATGCGACTAAATGAAATTGGCAGAAATAAGGGCTTAATAGCGCTGATAGATATAATGACGCTCGGCGGCGCATCAACACTGGGCGGCATTGCCAGGCTTGGCAAGAAGCGTCGCGCAGGCGAGGGGTATGCAGCACCAGCCGGACCGGAAATGCCAATTCGGTTGTCAATGCAAGGCCGGACATTTGGCGGCGGTGGAGGTGGAGGTAAAGGCGCTGCAAATAAAGCAGCCCGTGAGGCAGAACGCGCTGCAGAAGCTGCTGCTAGAGAGCAAGAGCGTGTTGCCCAAGTCATCCGTGAGCGACTGGCAGAGGGTCAGATTCTGCAACTGCGCTCAACCATTCAAGACAAGATTGCTGCTGCTGAGGTTGCGGGCGACAAGCAGCTTGCAGTACGCCTCAAAGGGCAAGAAAAAGAACTAGACATCCAATACCGCTACGCACAGGCGCTGGCGCAAGAAAAAGACATTAGAGCGCAAGAAGCCATTATTTATGAAGGCAATACAGCACTGATCGCTAATCAACGGGAAATCCAGCGCGAGCTAACGGAGCTGCAGAATGAAAGCGCTAGAAATCAGATTGTAGCGCTTGAAAATCAAATCAACCTGCAAGCTGAGCTGACTGAAAGCCAGAAACAGCAAAAGGCTATCGCTGACAGCCTTGCCACCACCATTGGCGAGGGCTTGGCGTCATCTTTTAACGCATTGATCCAAGGCAGCGAGGACTTTGGGACTAGCTTGCGGCGAATTGCTTCTGGCGTACTGATCGACATTGCCAACCAACTGCTGCGGGTGTTCGTTATTCAAAAAGCAATCAACGCCCTTAGCGGATTATTTGGCGGCGGCGGCGCAGGTGGACTGTCTTACTCAGGCGTCACCGGCAGCGCATTGGGTACGTCGATGCTGTCTGGCAACTTCACAGCAACGCCATTCAGCACAATTGGTCTTGGCTTCCGTGCAAACGGCGGCAGCGTCCGAGCTGGCAGCCCCTACATTGTTGGTGAACGCGGTCCTGAGCTGTTCATGCCAGGCCGCAGCGGCGGCATTGCGCCAACTGGCAGCTTTGGTGGCGGCGTTAATGTGGTAGTCAACGTAGACGCAGGCGGCACCAGCGTGGAAGGCAACGAGCCGAACGCCAATCAGATGGGTAGGATCATCGGCGCTGCGGTGCAGGCCGAGATCGTTAAGATGCAACGTCCCGGCGGCCTGCTCGCCAATACCCGCTGATGGCTACTTTCCCTGCGATAACCCCTGCATATGGCGTTGAGAAGCGCAGCGCTCCAACCGTGCGCACCGTGCAGTTTGGCGACGGCTACCAGCAGCGGCTGACCTACGGCCTGAACCAAAACCCTAAGGAGTGGTCCTTGACATGGAACAACATCAGCGAGGCCAATGCGGATACTATTGAAGCCTTCCTTGATGCTCGCGCTGCTGATAGCGCTTCCTTTGACTGGACGCCGCCTGATGAGGTGACAGCATACAAATGGATTTGCCCATCATGGAGCAAGTCCATAACGTACGCAGGTCGGGCGACCATCAGCGCCACATTTCAGCAAGTGTTTGAGCCCTAATGGCATACGCAGCTTGGGCTAGCAGCACCGCCTACAGCGTTGGCGCAATTGTCCGTGCAACGTCCGTACAGGCCACAGGGCTTGTCTTTCGCTGCACTGTTGCAGGCACATCAGCTAGCACACAGCCTGCCTGGCCTACCGATATCGGCAGCACCATTGCAGATGGCACGGTCACATGGGCAGCGATTAGCAGCGTCTACGAAGAACTGTCGGTACTGGCGCCGAATGCCATTATCGAGCTATTTGAGCTGCAGCTAGACACCACGCTGCATGGCGCCAGCACGACCTACTACTGGCACAACGGCGTCAATGCCGACGTGACTGGCGACATCGTTTTCAACAGCAATACCTACATCAGGCTTCCGGTCAAGGCGACGGGCTTTGACTACACCAGCTCTGGCAGTCTGCCACGCCCGACGCTGCGGATTAGCAACCTGTTCAGCGACATGACCACGCTGTTGCTGCTGGTTAATGCGACCACACCCGGCAACGACTTGGGCGGCGCCACAGTGCGGCGGATCCGCACGCTGAAGAAGTTCCTCGACGGTGAGGCAGCGGCTGACCCTAACGCCCGCTTCCCGACAGAGATCTGGTACGTCGATCGCAAGTCCAACGAGAACCGCGATCTGGTTGAGTTCGAGCTGGCCAGCAAGTTTGATCTGGCCGGCGTCATGCTGCCCCAACGGCAGATCATCGCCAACGTTTGCCAGTGGAAGTATCGCGGTGCTGAGTGCGGCTATACCGGCAGCAATTACTGGAACGTCAACGATCAGGTTGTTGGCACGCTGGCTGCTGACGTGTGTGGCAAGCGCGTGGAGAGCTGCAAACTACGGTTTGGTGCGACGGCTGAGTTGCCGTTCGGCTCCTTCCCTGGCGCTGGCCTGACCCAGTGATGAAGCTGACCGATGCCATCAAGGCCGACATCCTGGTGCACGCGCAGGCCGAGGATCCCCGCGAGTGCTGCGGCCTGATCCATGTGGTCAAAGGCCGACGGCGCTACTACCCATGCCGCAACATCGCCGCTACACCAGACGAGCATTTCATCCTTGATCCGGCGGACTATGCAGCAGCAGAGGATCTGGGCGAGATCGTGGCTGTGGTTCACAGTCACCCGGTCACCCCACCTGAACCATCAGCAGCAGACCAGATCGGTTGCAACAACAGCGGGCTGCCGTGGGTGATCGTCAACCCCAAGACAGAAGCATGGGGCGGCTGCGAGCCTGCAGCGTTCGAGTTGCCATACGTCGGCCGTGAGTTTGTGTTCGGCGTGGTCGATTGCTACTCGCTGGTGCGGGACTGGTATCAGCGCGAGTGGGGCCTGACGCTGGCGGACTTCGACCGGCGTGATCGATTCTGGGAGCGCGGCGAGAACCTGTACCTCGACAGCTACCGCTCGCAGGGCTTCAGACAGGTGCCATTCGAGGAGCTGCAATATGGCGACGCGATCCTGATGCAACTGTTCTCAGGGCTGCCCAACCACGCGGCAATCTACCTGGGTGATCAGCAAATCCTGCATCATGTGCAGGGGCGACTGAGTAGCCGCGACGTGTTCGGCGGTTACTATGTCAAGAGCACTGCCATGGTCCTGCGGCATGAAAGTCGTTAAGGTCTACGGCGCACTCCGCAAGCGACTCGGCCAGTGTCGGTTCGAGTTTGAGGTGGACACGCCCGCGCAGGCGATCAAGGCGCTGTGCGTCAACTTCCCTGGGCTGGACAAGTGGCTGATCGACTCTGAGCAGACCGGAATGGGCTTCCGCGTCACCGTCGGCAAGGAGCGCATCACGCCTGAGGATGCCAGCGTGGCCGTGCTGCCATGGTCTGAGCGGGATGTGTTCAGCATTGCGCCGGTACTGGCTGGTGCTGGGCAAGGCTTCGGCCGGGTGCTGGCTGGCATCGGTCTGGTTGCGCTGGCGATCATCGCCGGTCCTGCTGCTGGCGGCTTCCTTGGATTGGGCGCTGGTCTGGGCGGCGCTGGTGCAGGCTTGATCGGCGGCACGGCTGCGGTTGCCATTGGCGGCATCGGCGCCAGTTTGGTGCTTGGCGGCATTGCGCAGATGCTGTCCCCGCAGCCCGACATCTCAGCGCTGCAACGCGGCAAGGAAGCCGCCCGGCTGGAGTCATTCAGCTTTAGCGGCATTGTGAACACCAGCAAGCAAGGGATGCCTGTGCCGATCGTCTATGGCCGCGCTTTCGTTGGCTCGGCTGTCCTGTCTAGCGGCCTTGACGTGGCGCAACTGAAATGACGCAGCTTCAAGGTTCTGGCGGTGGCGGTGGTGGCGGCGGATGCTTCCTAGGGCACACGCTGGTGCGCACGCCCAGTGGACAGCGCCGTATTGATGAGCTGCAGGCTGGCGATCAAGTTCTGAGCTTCGATGACAAGGGCACGCTGCACGAGGCGACGATCCTGAAGGTGCATGAGCACCCGAACGAGCGCGTCTTTCGCTACCGGCTATGGGGCGGCGCATCACTGGATGCAACCCCGAATCACTGGGTGCTGAACCAGTTCAATGCATTTGTTGCGATCGGCAGCCTCGGCGCCGATGACTGCCTGGTTGACGAGAACAACCATCTGCGCCCCATCGTCGGCCGCGAAGAACTGCCGGCTGGCACGGTCTACAACCTGACTGTCCAGGGGCACCACACCTTCATCGCTGGCGGCATCCGCGTCCACAATGCCGGCCTTGGCGTGCTGCAGGGTGCAGGCGGCGGCGGAGGTGGCGGCAAAGGTGGCGGTGGGACCACCCACGTTCCCTCAGAGGCCGACGACTCTCTTCAGTCAGTCCAATACGCCAGCGTCCTTGACCTGATCAGCGAGGGCGAGATTCAAGGCATCGAAGATGGCGTGCAGGGCATCTATCTGGATGGAACGCCCGTTCAGAGCAGCAGTGGAATTGACAACTTCACGGGCTACAGCGTCGTCACCCGGACTGGCACGCAGGCGCAGAGCTACATCCCCAACACCAACGGGATCGAGTCGGAGCAGGCCGTCAACGTCGAGATCACGGCTGCTGCATCTGTCACCCGGCAGATCACCGACTCAGATGTGGATCGTGCCCGGATCACGGTGCAGGTGCCAGCGCTGCAGATCATTGAGGACGACGGCGACATCATCGGCCACAGCGTCACCATCCGCTGCAGGGTGCAGTACAACGGCGGCGGCTACACCACCGTCTTTGAAGACACGATCAGCGGCAAGACAACCAACGCATATCAGCGGGACTACATCATCGCCCTAAGTGGGGCGTTCCCTGTTGACATCAGGTTGGAGCGTATCAGCGCCGATGAAACCAGCGCCCGGCGGCAGAACCGCACGTTCTGGTTCAGCTACACAGAAATTATTGACGAAAAATTCAAATACCCAAATAGCGCATTAGCCTTCCTGCGCTTTGACTCGCGCCAGTTCAAAGGCATCCCATCCCGCAAGTATCTGGTGCGCGGCATCAAGGTGCAACTGCCGAGCAACGCCACCGTTGATACGACGACCTACCCAGGGCGCGTTACCTACTCAGGCGTCTGGGACGGCACCTTTGGCGCCGCTACCTGGACCAACGACCCAGCTTGGTGCCTGTGGGATCTGCTGACCAACACCCGCTACGGAGCAAGCATCCCGACCAGCAGCTTGGATCGCTACGACTTCTACGCGATCAGCCAGTACTGCAACGCTCTGGTCAGCAACGGCCGCGGCGGCCTGGAGCCTCGGTTCAGTTGCAACATGCTGATCAACAGCAGGGACGAGGTTTATAACGTCATTCAGGAGTTCGTCGCGCTATTCCGTGGGATTGCTTACTACGGCGCTGGCGCCATGGTGGTCCTGCAGGACAAGCCATCGGATCCGCAATACCTGCTGACCCCGGCCAACGTGGTTGACGGGCTGTTCAACTACAGCGGTTCATCGCAGAAGGCACGGCACACCACGGCAACCGTCGCTTACCAGGATTACGACAACCTAGGCGAGGTGTCCTATGAATATGTCGAGGATGCGTCAGCCGTTGCCAAATACGGCATCATCAACAAAGACATCAAGGCAGTCGGCTGCTACTCGCAAGGGCAGGCGCACCGTGCTGGCAAGTGGGCGCTGCTGTCAGAGCAGAACCTGACCGAGACCGTCACGTTCAGTGTCTCGATCGACTCGGGCATTGTGCTGCGGCCTGGAATGGTGATTGACGTGGCCGATCCGGTCAAGGCTGGCAGCAGACGCGGCGGCCGCATTGCAGCAGCAACAACCACGACCGTCACGCTGGACGACGCCACCGGGATTACGCTCGGAACCTCACCCACGATCAGCGTCCTGCTGCCCACTGGCCTGGTTGAGACCCGCAGCGTCAGCACCCTGTCGAGCGGTGTGGTCACGGTCACGAGCGCGTTCAGCGAAGCGCCCAACGCCCAGAGCATCTGGGTCATGCAGAACACCAGCCTGCAGACGCAGCAGTTCCGTGTTGTCAGCGTAGCCGAGGCCGAGGATGGCATCTACGGCGTGACGGCGCTGGCCTACAACAGCAGCATCTACGCGGCGATCGAGTCGGACATCAAACTGCAGACGCGGGACGTAAGTAATCTGTCCGCCCTACCACAGTCGCCCACCGGTCTGACTGGCACGGAGCACCTGTACACGGATGGCCAGAACGTCCGCACTGCGTTCGAGCTGAGCTGGGTGCCACCGACGCAACTGGTGCAGTCTTACCGGGTGATCTACCGGCTCGGCAATAACAACTGGTCGCAGATCGAGACCAACAGCCCCAGCACCCGCATCGAGGGCTTAGACGCTGGCACGCTGCAAGTCCGAGTGCAGTCGATCAATAGCCTCGGCGGCGTCAGCAACCCAGCGACAGCCACCTTCAACCTGGTCGGCAAGACCGCGCCGCCGGGCAATGTCCAGAACCTGACGATCGAACCGATCAGCGCCAACAGCGCCCGCCTGCGCTGGGATGCCACGGTTGACTTGGACGTGCGTGTTGCTGGCCGTGTCCACATCCGCCACACCAACCTGACCGACGGCACCGGCACCTGGAGCAACAGCGTTGACCTGATCCCTGCGGTCGCCGGCTACAGCACCGAGGCAATCGTGCCACTGGTTGAAGGCGAGATCCTGGTCAAGTTCGAGGATGACGGCCGCCGCCAAAGCCCGACCGAGGCCAGCGTGATCGTGGATTTTCCCGATGCGCTCGGCAATCTGCTGGTGCAAAGCCGCCGCGAGGATGCCGACACGCCGCCGTATCAGGGCAGCAAGACTGACGTCTTCTACAGCGACGAGTTCGATGCGCTGGTGCTCGACGGTGACGCGCTGCTGGATGCCATCGCTGACTTCGACCTGATCAGCAGCATGGATTACTTGGGTGCCGTGCAGCCGCTGGGCACCTATGAGTTCGCCAACACGCTTGACCTTGGCGCTGCCTATGCCCTTGACCTAAGCCGCTATTTCGTGACCGCCGGCTTCTACCCGAACGATCTGGTAGATAGCCGCACCGGTGAGGTTGATACGTGGTCGGATTGGGATGGCGCCATCGTAGACAAGGTGAACAGCAAGTTGTACCTACGCCGCACCAGCGATGACCCGGCTGGCACGCCCACATGGTCCGGCTGGCAGGAGTTCGCTAATGGCACCTTCCTGGGGCGCGGCTTCCAGTTCAAGGCAGAGCTGGTCAGCAACGATCCAGCACAGAACATCCTGATCGACCAGCTCGGTTACGAGGCCACCTTCCAGCGCAGGACAGAGCAGTCAGTCGGTGCTGTGACCAGCGGCGCTGGCACCTACTCGGTTACGTTTGGCAAAACGTTCTTTACTGGCACCGCGCTGCTTGGCGGTTTGAACAGCAGTCTGCCCAGCATCGGCATCGTGGCGCAGAACCTGGCGACAGGCGATTACTTCAACGTGACCAACGTCACCAGCACAGGCTTTGACGTGACCTTCAGAAACAGCGCTGGCACTGCAGTGAGCAGGAACTTCCTATGGACTGCAGTGGGATTTGGGAAGGGCGTTTAGAGTAGGAGCAAAATGGCATAGCCATGGCTCAACACGATTACGTCATCGCCAACGGCACTGGTGCTGCTGTCCGCTCTGACCTGAACAACGCGCTGGCGGCGATCGTCAGCCAGAACAGCGGCGCGACAGAGCCAGCAACCATGTATGCCTACCAGTGGTGGGCTGATACCAGCACCGGGCTGTTAAAGCTCCGTAATGCTGCGAACAACGCTTGGATCACACTGAGAGAACTGGATGGCACGCTGACCATTGAGGCAGGTACGGTCTCGGCCCCTGGCTTGGCGTTCGCGTCGGACCTGAATACGGGCATCTATAGCCCAAGCGCTGATCAGCTTGCCATTGCAACCAACGGCGTCGAGCGCGTCGAGTTTGGCACCAGCGAGGTGGTGTTCAACGATGGTGGCGCTAATTATGATTTCCGCATTGAAGGCGATACAAACTCTTCGCTTTTCTTTGTTGATGCGTCAGCAGAAGCGGTAGGGATTGGCACTACTTCGCCTAGCTCAAATCTTCACGTTCAAACAGGCAACGGTGTTATCGCAACGTTGAACCTAAATAACGGAGACGGTAACGGCACCATTTCGCAAATCAACCTGGGATACACAGGTGCCGCAAACCACGGAAACATTAGATACGACGGAAGTCTTATTTTTTCCAATGCGGCAAATACCGAGCGATTCAGGTGCGACAGCTCGGGCCGCCTGTTAGTTGGCACGTCTACTGTGCCTACAGTTTTTGGGCTCAACAGTGACACAGCGTTTTACAAAGCTTCGGGAAACAACGTCGCTCTTTGCCGCTCGGATTCGCTTGGCAATGGCGAAGTTGCCGCTTTTGCTGCCGGAAGCGGGATTAGAAATGCGACTATTGCAGCATTGAAACACTCTGGAATAACCAACCCTTGCGCTTATCTTGGATTGGTCCGTGAAGACAGCACCAATAGTTTTTTATGGACAGACAATTCGGGCAATTTTCGCATTAGCTCAGACTCCAGTCATATTGGAACCACTAGCGGCACCGTCGTTGGAACCCAGACATCCGATGAGCGCATTAAGAACGTTCTTGGTCCCGTCGAATATGGATTAGAAACACTCAAGCAGATTGAGCCCGTCCGCTTTTCTCTCAAATCTGAACCGGAAGTAGAGAAACTAGGCTTCATCGCTCAACAGGTGCAACCGCTTGTGCCACAATCGGTGTTTAACACTGGCGAGCACATCGAAGGCGAGCCCGAAGACGCCCCCACCAAGCTGGGCATGGAATATGCATCGCTGATTCCAGTGCTGGTTAATGCCGTCAAAGAGCTGTCGGCCGAGGTTGACGCACTTAAGGCTCAACTCAAAGCCCAGTAGTCCTACTCACATCGAGGTCTGGCTCAACTATCTGGAAATCCCGGATGGTTGGGCTTGACACGGGTGTAGTGTGGTGGGGCAGCGAGTTTGCGGCTCCTGCCCCTGGCCACAGTTCCCTAGAAACCATGACCCAAGAAGATTACAGGCATCCCATCACCCCAGCGCCAGAGCTGAGCGATGAGCAAGTGGGCGAATGGCTGATCGACGATGGCTACCCGTGGGACCCATCGGAGCTAGCTGTCATCACAATCACCACCAACCGGCTCAAGAACGTTGCCCGCCAAGCGTTCCAAGCGGGCGCCGACCAAGAGCTGGAGGCGTGTTGTGAAGTATTGGATAATTTGAATGACGGGTTCTGGAGTGAGAAACTCCGCGCCGCCCGCCGCCCCAAGCCGCCGAGCTTGAAGGAGCAGGCGTTGGCAATACTGGATGATGCTGAACCGGACTCAGCTCACTACAACATCCTTCTCCGCGCACTGGAGCAGCTCGATGAGTGACCTCTCCCCCGCCGCGCAACAGGTGCTGGATGCTGCCATGCAGTACGAGATCAACCCTGAGTGTTACTCCCGGGAGATTGCCGCCGCCGCCCTGCGAACTGCTGCGGAACAAGCGGCACCATTCTCAACCAACCTCAGGCAAAACCAAATCCATCAACGCCTCGTTGCCATCGCCACCGAGCTTGAAGCCCAGTAGTCATTCCCACTAACACCATGAACGCTGAAAACAAACGGTTGATCAAACAGTTTTTGATGGATCGCCTTTGGAGCGACACTGACAAGCTTCGCCTTGATCTCAGTAATTACGCCACCACTCGCAGCATCGACGATGTGGAGGCTATGGAGGAGTATGAGTATCAAGTGGAGCGCATCCAAAAGATGCTTGCCTGTTACTGAGTAGTCACCTTCACAAATGAAACAGTGTCACTGACAGTCAGCGAGCTATGGGACGCCTTCCTCACGGAGCGTTCCATTTCGCTGTGCCCAACCAGCCTGACGTCCGATTATCGGCAGGTCACCAAGTGGCTCAGGCGTTGCCCGGTGCAGGACCTGGAGCAGGCACGGCAGGTGATGATCTGGGTGCTGGGGCAGAAGCCCGTCCTGTCATCGCGGCGCGTGGCGATGTACACCAAGACGATGTACAAGTGGGCAGCGCAAGAGGATGTCGGCTATCTGGACCGCAACCCGCTGGCCAGCTTCAAGATGCCCAAGGCGCCGCAGCGTGACGAAGAGATCATCGTCATCCCGCGCAATGAGGTTGGATTGGTGCTAGCTGCTTTGGCCGCGAAGTACACCTATTGCAGCGCTGACTGGTCGGCTTACACCGAGTTCATGCTGCAGACCGCCATGCGCACTGGTGAGGTGCGAGCCCTTAAGTGGTCAGACATCAAAGATGGCAAGATTCTTGTTCACAGCAATTGGACCCTGACGCACGGTTACAAAGACAGCACCAAGACCAACAAAAAGCGATGGGTGCCGCTCAACCGCAAATGCCAGGCAATCCTTGACCAGTTACCGCAGGACGGCGAGTTTATCTTCCCCTGGGACCGGCTTGCATTTCAGAGCTACTTCAGGAAAAAGCTGCAGCCGCTCCATGCTGCTGGCCTGATCTCTCATGCTTACCGTCCATACGACTGTCGGCATACGGCAATCAGCCGTTGGATCGAAGCTGGCATCCCGGTGCCGCAGGTTGCAAACTGGGCGGGCAATACGGCTGAGGTGATCTTTAAGCACTACTGCAACACGACTCAGGAATACGAAGTTCCTGAGCTTTGACTTACACTGCTGCTACTGACCACCAATCATGAGCATCACCTACAACTGGGCCATCGCCAACCTAGAACGCGAGGTTTCGGACGGTTACGTCTTTACCGCTCACTGGACGGTGGTGGGCATCTCTGATGACGTTGACCCCGAAGGCAATCCCTACAACTCCGGCGCCTATGGCTCCATGGGTCTGGAGCGTCCTGAGGGCAACCTGATCCCGTTTGATGAGCTGACGCAGGAGCAAGTGGTTGGCTGGGTCAAGGACAAGTTCGGCCCCGATAAGGTCACCGAGATTGAGGAAGCGCTCGCCGCACGGATCGTAGACCAGCAGTTTCCGACCGTTGAAGCTGGCGTCCCGTGGCAGTAAAAGCAAAGGCTGGTCTAAGCGGCACCGTCCGCAAGGATCCTGTCCCCAAGACAACCAGCCAAGGGCAAGGCCAGCGGTCCAGGCCGCGACGCCGTGGCCGCAAAAAGCTGCGCGGGCAGGGTCGCTAAACTGATTACATGATCGAGGTCATCGCTGCTATTGCTGGAGCGTCGATCTCCGTTGCCGCGATGGGGGCGATGGGCTTTAGCCGTCGCAACGATGAAGCACGCGAAGCTGTAATTAGACTGACCGCTGCCGTAGAGCATATTGCCACACAGCTAGAGGTGCTGCATACGGACATCAAGGAGGACCGTAAGGAAACTTTTTCACGTCTTAATGGCGTTGAGCAGCGCGTGACTATGCTTGAGGCACGGCCTACACGCTAACCCCGTGGACTTCCTTTCTCATCCCGCCTTCTGGATCATCATCGCTGCTGCTAGCGAGCTGATCGCGATTAGCCCACTGAAAAGCAACAGCATTGTGCAGCTGGTGTTTCAGGTACTGAACCTGTTGAAGGCAAAAAAGCGCTGACCTCGTTCGCTATTCGCAAACAGCGATTCGAGGCCCAGTTGCCGGCCAAACTAGACCAAGCCGAAGCGGACTGGCACGCAGCGCAGCCCGTAG